ACCCGCTGGCACCGCGAAGGTACCAGTTTTTAACGCACGCCTTGCAGAAAACGTGACCGCAGCACAGTTTCTGGAAGGGACCCGACTCCGAGTAGCACACTGTGCACTCCATTTTTTCGTCTGGTCTCTTAAGAGAGTCCAAGACTTTTGGGCGGGACAGGACACGTTTTTTAATCACCCCTCTAGCGAACGTATTCTGGTTCAGGTGGCGGGAGCGACAATCAAGCCATCACTGAATAGAACATTCTTGAGGCGGTTCAAATTGATACACAATAGTGGACGGATCAATTGGAGGAGGAGGCGGTGGAGGAGGAGGCGGTGGAGGCGGCGACTCGAAGAACCTGCCGTCGTTACCACCACCAGGTCCTCCGCCAGAATAACAGGCTCCTAGGTTGCACGAGCGTGTTTCTTGTAAATCAGAAGGACACACTGCCCCCCCATTTTGTGGGTATCGCGTAATGGGTTTCCCTCGAGTCTGAAACCCAGCTCCACATGGAGCTGAACACGCCGACCATTCACTCCAATTGCCGACTTCACAATTTACTGGAGGCGGAGGCGGCGGAGGAGGCGGAGGCGGCGGAGGAGGCGGAGGCGGAGGCGGTGGAGGAGGCGGGAGCGGGGCTGATGGGACGCTTCCCGGGGTTCCAGCCGCCCCCGGGGCGGGTCCCGGAGTTGGTGAGGGGCACTCGTTCCCGAAATCAGGGCACGTCGCGCCTGAAAAATACACACCCAAAACAGTTCCTAAAGCAACCAAACAGCAGCATACAATTATCATCACGATGACGCTAGTGTTCATTCCGTTGAAGTATATCGAGGTTTTTTTAAAGACTCTGTGCCTATTATAGGCATGGCATCTATCACGGCTCCACCACCTGTCCGCCCGACAAAAGTGCTCCCGACCCGTCGTGGAGGTAAATTTTACTATACAATTAACGTTCATCCAAATAATGCTTTTACACTCAGACTGAATGAAAATGCACCCACAGCCATCGTGGGCTTCAAGAAACCCGAAGACGCTTTTATGATAGGTCAGATGATCGAATCTCATTATATTAAGGAAAAGGAGTGGCCGAATATGACTGACCAGCTTCTTTTGCCAATGGCTCAGAGCGATGATCTCGAGTTTTTGTTTTTGCAAAAATGGGATTTTGAGGATCTGAAGTTGACGTGTACTAAGAATTATCTAAGTATGGTTTCCGTTGACGATATCGGAACTACAAAGAGAGGGTTTAGTTTTGAAGGAAATATGATGACTTTTGAGGCCACCACAGAATTTTACGTCGACTGTCTCAAAGAGATGTACGAGCGGGTGGGACCCACGCATGACCTTTGAGGACCGCCTTGGCGTACACGGCAAAAAGACAAAAGTGAATATGGGGCCAGTCAAGCGCGTCCAGAGCCTCGAGCTTAATTTTCATAGGATTCTTATTCGTCTCAGTGATGATATCACCGGGCTTGGCGGCATTCAGCGTCTCCGCAATATCAACCATATGTGAAAGCCATTTGACGTGCTCTTCCGAATCTGGTCGAAATTCCTTTATGAACTTCGAGGTGATGGACATTTATTTTCAAGCATATATAGTTTTTAAGCCAGCGATTGTTGCTCATGCAACAATCGCGCCGCAGCACCCCTCGGACTTGCGGAAGAACATCAGCCAAATAACGAGGAGAACAAGGGCATACAGAATCATATTCTGCTTATCCATTTATTAATAACTTATATTAATTTTCATCCTCCTCTTCGTCCTCCTCTTCGTCCTCCTCTTCGTCCTCGTACTCGGCTTCGCCGTCCTCATCTGAGGTGAATTCTTCAGGGTCCTCTTCGTCATCGTCAGTCTCTTCATCCTCATCAGACGGGACATAATCGTCGTCGGTATCCGCCTTGACGAAACCATCTTCGATGGGACTGAAGCCGATATCACTCTCGTCACTCGTCTTTAGATATTCAGCTATGGAATCAGAATCAATCTCGTACGTATCCTCCTCGTAGCGCCAAATTTTATCATCAGATTCGGAAAGGTATCTGATGGTGAAAATGACTCCATTCTCCTCGACAATCTTGGCAAGGAGAGGAACTGGCTTACGAGAACCGACATCTGTCCAAACGCGGACGAGGGAGTCCACGGATGTCATCTGTTGTTGTCTGCTTTAAATCTTTTTATCTAGATTTTACGCAAGTGCGGCAAACGGGTTGGCGGCCAGGGTGCGCTTGCCCACGCGGGGGCCGCGCTTCACGTTCTTGTTGCTGCGCTGCTTGCGCACTGGCTTGCCACCGAACAGAGCGGCCAGGCCCATGTTGCCCATCGGGCTGACCTTCTGCTTGCGCGGGCGGCCGACGGCGCGCTTGGGGGCGTAGCCCTCGAACATCGCGCCGATGTAGCCGGCGCGCTTCACGGGCAGCACGCGCACACCCTTGGCGCGGGGGGCGTACTTGCCGCGGGCGGCGCCAGCATTCTTGCGCTCCTTGCGGAGCAGCTTGGGGCGGATCGGGCTGGGGATGACCACGTTCGCATGAGCGTACTTGACGTGGACGGTGGAGCCCTGGGGGTTCTTGTAGTACTTGGCCTTGGGGCGGTACTTGACGCCCTCGTCGGTCTTCACGATGAACTTGCCCTGAGCCGTCTTGAAGATGACACGGCGCTTCACGTTCATGAAGGCGGTGGGCTTGGGGGAGCCTGCTGGGACCTTGCGTCCCTTGCGGGCGACGCGCTTGCGGTATGCACGCATCACTGGGCCGTTCATTTGGTACTATTAAACGAGAAAAGTTTTGGGAGACGGGAGTCCAAATAAAAATAGGTTGATGCGATGAAGGGTACTGTTATTAAAACAAGGATATATCGATCATCCTGAAAGACGCCTTCTTGTAAGTAGTCGATGGCGATCACCCCTTCCACCTGTTTCCGCAGTTGATGCAGCAGAAGAACGTCGTCATCGGTTCGTCAGCTGAGCGCGTCTGCGCCTGCGTGTAGGTCACCTTGTTTTTGCCGCACTTTCGGCACTTGAACATCCCGTTGTAGTCCTGCTCCTTTGCTTTGGCCTCTTCGCGCTGGAGGTCCTTTTTCTTGTTCGCCAACATGGCCGCGGCCCAAGGCCCTTCGGGCCAAAGCACGTCGGCGGGGTGCTTGGCGAGGTTCTTGACGTCAAGTTCTTTTGTCTTGAGGCGATGCACCAACTGGTGCGTCACGTCGAGCTTGACGCGCACCTGATCACCTTCGACCGCCGTAGTCAGAGCCACCACGTGGTTTGGCCGCCTGAGCTCGGTCGTGAGCCACTGAACCTTGGTTTTGTATATTCTGCGGAACTTGGCGTTTTCCCACGCAGGGTCGTGACCAGCACTGCGAGCCGCCTGGACCGCCCAATTAAGGGTGCTTATTTCCGCATTTCTGGAAATGGCCCCTGGGCCGATAAGGTTTGCGAAGAGCTGACGGGTGTACTCGCGCGCCGGGTGATTCATTTTAGGTTTACTTTTCATGTGCACCCACCTTCTTGACGGGGACAGGACACGTTTTTATATCAGAGTTGGACTTTTAAAGAACTCACTCATTATTTTATCATGTACCCAAAGGTTGCGTGTACAGCGCACCGCCGCGAACTCACGTTCAACACCTGTCATAGATGTGCTGAACGAAATTTGATTCGTGAATTGAGGTTGGAAGCTGGACGGCAGGGGGTTCACTCCTGGTGTCTAGCCCGCTGGATTCATAGAAAGTATGGCGACCTTATAATTTTAAGGAAACTTGGTAACGGGTCTATGGGCACGTCCCTTCCCTGTGTCATATGTCGCAAAGCTCTAGACCGCATGGCTATTCAGTGGAGAGCTCATATAGGGCAGAGATGGGTCCGAAGTACGGACCTCGACGTCCCAGATTCCCGCCCGACAAATAGACAGTGTAGGGTGTGGAAAAATTCTTCGCCCTGAGTAATGGAGACCATCGCCAGTATAATTTTAGGTCTCATAATCGCGTGGGTCATTCTCACGATTACCCCAGGTCAGCGTAAAGTTTCGTATTTTACTCTGAACCCGTGGCCTGTTGATGTGGACAACTCGAACTTGGCCATTATCGGTGTGGGGCTCGCGTCGCCCAAACCCATGCCAAGCGTGATGGACGCGTCTCCGGCTTCTTCGGCGATGCCCGTAATGATGGCATCCCCCGCTCCAGCACCCGTGATGATGGCATCCCCCGCTCCAGCACCCGTGATGATGGCATCCCCCGCTCCAGCACCCGTGATGATGATGGCCTCTCCCGCACCGTCGCCCATGTATTCACCCGTGGCATCGGCTCCAATCTCTATATCTTCTCCGGCTCCGTCGCCTTCTTCTTAAGTCCGAGTACATTCTCGAGCTTCGATGTCGCCCTACTCAGGGGTTTATTTCGCTTCAAACGAAGCGTATCACTTTCTGTTGAGGAATTCTCAATCGCCTTGAGTTTTCCTGAATTCTGAGATGTCGATGCAAAACTACCCGTCTTTGTGGACGTCGCAGCTGTCGAACCCGTCGTGGCAAAGTACAACTTTTCAAAAGGGTAGTGTATACGCGGAGGTTCGACAAGTCCTCCGTAACTCCTAAACTCCTCGATGTCCATGGTTCCGCCGAAACACTTTAGAGCCTGTCTCTTCGGTGCGGGCCACAGAGGCGTGTACTTGCCGAGAGAGCGGCGACGCATCATCATGAGGAACGACTGGATCTCACCTGCGCGTGAAGTCCCCATATCTATGGCGTACGCCTTGGCGCATTGCCACGAGCAAAAGTTTCCTATACTTGAAAACCTGTCTAATTTTGAATCATATTTGATGGGAAGATGGATTGGAGGATCTACTGGGAGGGCGTGGACGCACCACCAGCAGATCAAGTTCGAAGAACTTGATCGCGAGTTAAGGAAAGGGTCTTCAGACCCTTTTTGCCCCGCAGGTGCCACAAAGTCCTTCGGTCTTTGGTTCATTAGACTTAAAAACTTATTCCTCTTTAACAGAAGTATGCTTTTATCGATTGATTGTGGAATTAAGAACCTTGCAATGTGCTTAATTGATCCGTCTTCGAAAAAGATTCACCAATGGGACGTGTCCGGAATCCCACCAAAGCATGCTGATGGCATCTTTCCGTGTATGGTCAAGCACCTGAACGCCAAGCCTTGGGTCCTCGAAGCGACTACAGTTATCATCGAGAAGCAGCCTGACCGGAACAGGGGTATGAAAGGTATAGAAAATCTCTTGCACGTTTATTTTTTGATGAAAAATAAGTCGGTCGTGATCTGGGACGCGCGTCATAAGATTCCAGACTGTGCGGGTGCGGGCAAGGCCATGTACGCAAAACGCAAGAAGGCGTCGATCGAGCGCGCCCGGAAGTTCATCGCCGGTGATGGGGCGAACAAAGATCTCGTTGCGTTTTTCGACAGTCACAAGAAGAAGGATGACCTGGCGGATTCCTTAATGCAATCGCTTTCATTCATTGATAAAAGACCCGGGGAAACCCAGTCCCTCCCCAAAAAGGAGAAGAAGATGTCCCCTCGCAAACCCACGGAAAACCAAAAGAACACAAAGTACTCGAAGGCAAATCTCGCTTACATTTTGAAAAATGAAGGTAAGCAGGATGCGCGTTTCAGAAAGGATCTAGCAAGGTACTATCACACTATAGAAGAGCTCAAGTCTGAGTTTGGGTTATAAAACCTCCATATAAATTTCCCAGCCGTTTTGTTTTTTGAATAACCATTAGCACACCCGCTTATACTTCCTCGGTGAATTTTCAGAGTCTCTCCTGCTTCTTTAATAGAATTCCATACCCTAATTAGATTTCCATCCAAAGACCATTGTTCTATCTTTTTATAGGCTCCTTCGGCGGCGTTTTTAATATGATCTAGACTTCTTTTGCGACCAGTGTGAGAAATACTTATCTTCTTCCTATGTTCTTCTGTTATTTCGCGCCCAGTTTGAGCTATACTCATATTGTGTTTCTGTTCTTCAGTTCTCTTGAGACCAGTACGAGCTTTACTCATCAATTCTCTAGTTTCTTTACTCGGTTTGTGACCTACAGAACCCTCACCACCCGCAGTGGAGTTATATCCTTTCATTTTATCGGTAAATGTTTCATATTGTTTAATATAAAACATTTCTAGTTTGTTCAATTCTTCCTCAGTCTCGATATTATCCTTAATAACCAAGTACTCAAAATTATCAAAGCCGTGAAATCTAATAGCGTTATGAAAGTGATCGTTTTTATTTGAGTTCTTGTGTTGGGCTTTTCGAAGCTCTTCATTCTGACAAGTCTTTCCTATGTACATTTTTCCATTAATCTTGTTTCTATAACAATATATGATTCCCTTTCGGGACTCCATTGTCTACTGAAGAGAACGAATCTTTTATTTCAAATGAGCATGAGCTTCTGGTGACCGACGCGAACCTTCGTGTCGATGTGAATCTCATGACCAGCCGCCTTGAGAGCACGGCAGAACGACACGTCCTCGGAGTTCATGTCGACCAAGGGGCCGACGTGCTGAAGATCAGAGTAGAACCACGGATACTTGATGTTCTCAACGACACCCTTGCGAATCATCATCCAGCCCATACCCGTATACGCCACGGGTACGTAGGAGGAGTCCTTGGACTCCGACGGGAGGTCCTCAGGGCTCATAAACTTGAACGTGCCCGTCTTGGTGAAAAAGTCATCGTCCCAATCCTTGACGGTCGCAAAGTGCTGAAGATCCTCCATCATATACAGACCGGCCGTCACATCGTGAGGGCTCTCTAAAAGGGAGAAAAAGTCATCAGGCTTGAACACCACGTCCGAATCGATCCACATCATGACGTCATAGTCGACGCCACCCTGGAACGGCTTCTGATCCGGGCCCTTGAGAACGTCACCACCCAGACACTTGGCCCGAGCGAAATGGACAACGGATGAGTACTGCTGAGAAATCATAATCTGGTGACCGCGGCTCGATGCTTGCATCAGGAGATCGGACCAAGCCAGTAGGAACTCGCGCGAGTACTGGCGACCGGGCATGCAGAAGACAACCTTCATTAACTATTCAAGTGTTTTAGTCTTTAATAAAATCTAGGTCATTTGTAAAATGAAGTTCGCTGTGAAGGATGTTGTGATTGGGTTTCTTCTCCTGGTTATACTTTTCCTCGTGTTTCCTCGTATAATGAGCTTTGCTTCTGAAATGAGCGCACCAGCGCCGGCACCGGAGCCGGCACCGGCGGCGTCGCCCGAGGCCGCTGGGTGCATGCCGGACCTGTACAAGATATCGGACCTCTGCCCTTCTGAATACCCCCACACCGGTGACATCACGACCGAGGGTATGAAATACTGCTGCAAATAAATTATTTACGAATATAAATGGGTGGTAATCAGTCGAAGAGCTCGGTCCAGCAAACCAACGAATTTTTCAACAAACAGACGAACAGTTTCATGTCGTCTCTTAATCAGAACGTAAGCGCTACAGCTGGTGCCCGCCAGAGTGTTAATCTGGCCGATACCAATTTCACGGGGTGCCGCGTGAATGTTTCACAGGGGGCCCAAACAACCGTTACAGCCTCCGGATCCCTCACGAATAGCAATATTCAGGATCTCAAAAGCAAGTTGCAGAATGATGCGAAAACCGCTATAGACAACGCCGCGGCTCAGAAGAGCGGATTTTTAGCGCCATCGGTCGCCAATAGCGCTTCTGCAACCACTGATTTGAAGAACAAGGTTACCAACATCATCGAAAATACCATGTCGTCGTCGACTGTTCAGAACATCGTCGCGAATGCACAGAACAATCAGAAAATTAATGCTGGAAAAATGGTGGCCACGTGTGACCCAAAGTACCGCCTGCCAGGTGAGTACGACTTCAATTTTGATCAGAATATCCTCCAGAGTGTGACCGCCAAGGGAGTCGCCGACGCCATCACGAACGCTCTCAGTGATACGATCACGGCCAACACCACTGACACTGCCGTCAAGCAAACGGCGAAGCAGGAGACACAGGGTGTCAACGACCTTGTGGATTCGGTATTCAAAGGCCTTACAGGTATTTGGGGTATTATTGCGGTGATAGTGTGCGTGCTTTGCTGCGGCGTACTCGCTTTCATGCTCAGTCCCGCTGGGCAGCAGGCGACGTCGACTGCGGCAAGCGCGGGCGCCTCCTATGCAGCCCGTCACTAACTTCCGGAGACGGCGAGTAAAGTCGCCAAGTCTGGTCCGCTACGTGCGGGCGCACCACCACCTCCCGCCATTGCTAAAAGTATAAAAATACAGCAGCAACATAGAAATGCTATAAAAGCAATCAATCCGATTTGCTTCCCTTTTGTGTCCACTCCGGGTATAGTGTCGGATGGCCACAAAGTGTCAGGTGCGGCCGCCGGCGCACCAGGTGGCGTTCCAGGGGGCGGCGGTACGGCTGGCGGCATTCCGGGGGGTGGTGGTACGGCTGGTGGAGTTCCAGGGGGTGGTGGGGTGGCTGGCGGCTTTGCGGCTGGAGGCGTTCCCGGAGGTGGGGGCGGCGGCGGAGGAGGAGGGGGTGGCGGAGGAGGAGGGGCGATATTGAGCGTCTGCTTACACGTGGCATCCAGAGATGACGAATTGAATTGAGCGCCACGGAAATCCTGAATACACTTCTGAATAGGCGGGCACGTTTGAGATGGCGAGCGAGGTGCTGGTAAAAGAGTAGTACCACTGCTCAGAGCCTTTGTGATGCAGTCATCGGCGGCACAAAACTTGTCGGCATCCACAGCGCCATAAGACGAAGGCAAGGATCCGAAATCTGCAAACAGACCTGAGCACCCGGGAAGGGTTTTCTTCGACGCATCTGTGATGCACTGAGAACCGTACTTGGTAACGTTATAGCATCCGCACTTTGGATCGAAGGGATTGGCGTCGCAAAATACTTGAACCATCTGGGTCGCTGATGCTTTCCCCGCCTGACTGCCAGTTTTTTGCGCGCTATTCACGGCGGCGACGCATGTAGGGTTGGCGGTCCAGTTCCTGTCCTGGTTGCAAATGTTGGTTTTCATAACGTCAAAATCAAAGGTGTTTCCGGGATCGGCGGAGAACAGTTTGCACTGATTAGAATCTATTGTGCTTAGCTGGGTGCAATATCCCGCGCGAAGTAACTTGGCGTCATTCACCCCCACACCGGCAGACACGAGACCGTTGAACACGTTCAGGTCAGCCATATTGATTGGGACCTGTGAAACGAGGATACCGTCGGGTCGGTTTCCAGGGTTCCATCCGTTCTGAAAACACGCCCCGGGTGCGTTATCTTTGTTCCACACCTTTTTACCACCATCGGAGGTCAAGTTTCCGCAAGTGCCGACACGGCTACCATTATATGAAGATGCCTCATCGGGCGCATCGAATAAATTGAGGTTAAGCCCCGCCTTGAGCCCCAGTGGCACCACGACTGAGTTGGCGCCACCCGCATTTGGCATACTGCGTGGATAGAAACTACGCCCAACTTCACCACAGCTCGCTGTACCGTTAGCGTCTGTGCAAATCTTCACTTTAGTATCACCATTGGGTGGGAGGATTCCAACCCCGGCTTTGTATGTAGAAGGTTTGGTCACACCGGCTTTCTTTATCCAAACCCGTCTGTTTGTTGCGTTAGAAGCTGCCGAGACTCCAGGTTCAGGCTGACCGGACTGAATTCCCTTTGTGCCTTTTAAAAGCCAATAAGTCCAGCCACCAGCACTCGTGGAACCCGGATCCTCACCTTCAACACCCCAACACTGATCCGTCTCGGCACACACTGCCAACGCCAACTCCCGCTGATGTGGGGAATCTACATTCCCATCCCTGTTCCACCCACCTAGAAAAGTTATACCCGTACCACCAACTTGGTATCTATTTGGATAATATGTAAAACCGTTATTGACGGCATCATTCCACGTGTCCGTCATCCTGATACTTGCTGATAAAAAAATAACCAACTTCCTTAGAATGAAGGCGACTATTGTCACGCCATATTACGACTGGGACGGACGCAAGTACATGGAATTTTTAATCGAAAATAAGGTTACCCGTATTAAGGTTCCCTTCAGGTACAGTCGCGTCATGTGTCGCGTCGAAGGCCTGAAGACGGTTCAGGAACTCGTGAAAGGTGACCAAGTCGAAATCATTTTGGAAAAGAAAACATGGGACGGCTTAGAACATTGGGTCTTGTCTTATATTAAGACGGATGCTCACTAGAAACGGCTACTTAATTTCACCTGAAAATTCGACTGAGATAAAACGTGAGCTCACGGTAAGACCACTGACCAATGAGTCTGTCGGGATTCCCTCCCCTTCCTTCAAAGTTTTCAGGGTTATCAAACAAGCCTCCGGCCGCACAGAGTCTTCGACTCTGGTTGTACCCCGCTATTATGGCAGCGGGAGGTTCGGGCCGCCCACCAGGGAATCACGTCCTGATCACGCTCGGGCTCCTGGGATTGTTTTCACTGGACGCCTCCGAGAAGCGACGCGCCAACCAGAAGCCTTTGCAGCTGGAGTCAAAGCCTTTGAAGAAACGGGAGGTGGGGTTCTGTCGCTCCCATGCGGCTTTGGTAAGTGTCTGGGGAAAGACACTCCCGTGATGATGTTTGACGGAACGAACAGAAAGGTTCAGGACATCAAAGTTGGGGAGTTGATCATGGGTGACGACTCAACCCCCAGGACGATTTTGTCAACTTGCACTGGAACTGAACAACTCTATAAGATTGTACCCACCAAGGGTGATCCATACATTGTGAATGAGTCACATATATTATCCCTTAAATATGTTCAGAAGCGCAACAAGAGCCATGGCGAAATTCTAGATATTTCGGTACTTGATTATCTCAACACATCGGACTCTTTTAAACACACAGAAGTAAGGGGGTACAGAGTTCCTATTTCATTTCCTACAAAGGAAGTCCCACTGGACCCTTATATGATTGGATATTGGTTGGGGGATGGAACATCGGATTCAGCGCGTATAACTTGTCAGGATTCTACCGTGCTCCACTATTTTCACAGAAACTTGGGAAATTACGATTTATTTTTGGACTATATGTCTCAATATGATTATAGAATAAGGGGATCAAAACCAAATTATTTTTTCAAAACTCTAAGAGAATTGAACTTGGTTGGAAATAAGCATATACCACAAATTTACAAGTGCAATTCTAGAAAAATCCGTCTCCAAGTACTTGCCGGACTACTCGATTCTGATGGTTCGGTTATCAAAGGAGGATGGGACTTTTGTCAAAAGAATGAAACCCTTTTTGATGACGTCATATTTCTTGCGCGGTCGCTCGGGTTCGCGTGTTATAAGCAAAAGTGCAGAAAGACGTGTACGAACGCACCCGGAGGACCCAAGACTGGAACGTATTTTAGATGCTCGATTTCAGGCGCTGGAACTGAAGACGTGCCGTGTAAGATTCAACGGAAACGCGTGGAACCCAGAGAGCAAGTAAAGAATGTATTGAATGTTGGTATCAAGGTTGAAAAGCTGGAAGTAGGTGACTATTTTGGGTTTGAAATTGACGGGAACCGTAGATTTGTTCTCGGCGATTTCACGGTGACTCACAACACGACCGTCGCCTTGGCTCTTTCGGCACATCTGAAGGTTCGAACCATGATTGTGGTTCACAAGGAGTTCTTGGCGAACCAGTGGGTCGAAAAAATCAAGGAGTTTTGCCCCGAGGCAACCATCGGGAGGGTGCAAGGTGACCAATTTGATATCGAAAAAGACTATGTGATTGCCATGATCCAAACCATGTGCATGAGGGAATTTGAAACCAAAGCGTTCGACTCTATAGGGCTTTTGGTTATTGATGAGGCTCACCATATAGGTGCTCCAGCCTTTTCACAATTTATGTTTAAAATTTGCCCCAAATACACTCTCGGGCTTACAGCGACGCCAGAGAGAAAAGATGGTCTCACGCGTTTGCTGTATTGGTTTCTTGGTCCCGAATTTTTCAGAATCGAAAGAACTAATCAAAGGACGACGCAGGTCGTTGCCTTGCATTACACGGATCCGAGCGGTGTATTCAAAGAATCCCCACCTGTAACGCGCTTTGGGAAGCTGAATATGGCTGGTATGATTAATATCGTCACTGAACTCGAACCTAGGAATGCTCTCATAGTCAAAACTGTCGAAGAGGCGCTTGGTAACAATCGGCGTGTACTTGTACTGAGTGATCGGCGTGAACATTGCTTTTTATTACAAAATATGATTGGCCCCAGGGCGAAGCTGTACATAGGCGGTATGAAAGAAGAGGACCTTGCAGAGTCCGCCAAGTCACCAGTTGTGATTGCGACCTTTCAACTGGCCCATGAAGGCCTGGACATTCCCGTTCTTGATACGGTGATACTCACGACCCCCAAGTCAGATATCAAGCAGTCTATCGGTCGTATCATGCGTGAGACGGCCGGTAAACTGAACAACCCTCTTATATATGATATAGTGGATCACTGGTCTGTATTTTATTCAATGTATAGAAAGCGATGTGCCGTCTATAAGGAGGGTGGATTCGCGACCGAGTCCACAGGAACCGCCGAGCCGGTGGATGAAAAACCCGCCGAGGTCTTTGGAAAGGGCAAGTGTCTTCTGTAAATAAATTCTCATTCAAAATCAAATGATGATCACTCCAGGAGCCATCACCAAGCAAGCGTACGATAGCCAGGTCAAGATCAATAATGCCATTGAGAAGGATATTATTGACGTTGCGGTTGTGAAGCCGTGTGCTTGCTTCGGAACACAGGCCTATGCACCCGTGTACCAGTCTAGTGTGAATAAGTAGCCAGTTGCGTAGCAACTGTTTCCCCCGTAGGAGTTGTTTCACTACCGTGCCGGACCCCTTAAAGAGTCCATAATCCCCATAACAATAATACCAGCTACAAAAAACATGACTACATAATTGCACTCTGTGCTATCCGAAGCCGCGTTTCCCTTTGGAAGCTGAAGTGGTACATACTCCTTCGGCCTGGGTGACCACGCATCTTCGAATGGCGCATATGATAATGCCATTTACCTATTTTAGATTTAGAAAAAAAGACCGAGCTCTAGAGGGACACCTCCTTCTTCCCCTTCTTTGGGCCGCGCTTCTTCTTGTCCTGACCCATCTGAACCTCACGTGTGTCCGGATCGCCCTCGTCAATCGACACAATGTCAGACACGGACTCGGTATCTGGAGCGCGCGGTGGGCGCGTCATCATCGCAGGCGGTGGCCCCATCATATTCATCAGGGATCCAAAGTCCATGCCCGGTCCGCGCATCTCACGAGGTCCAGACGGCGGGCTTGGGAACGAGGACGCGTTCGGAGCTTGGCCGCCCTGAGACCGCTGAACAGCATCAACCATGTTCTGCATCAGACCGGGGTTCTGCTTCATAACCTGACTCACATTCGGCACAGCCGCCTTAAACATGCTGTTCGTCAAGTGGAACATCATCGCTGAACCGCCAACCATCATAATCAGCTTGACCTCTGGTGCCACCTGAACCTTGGTCTTGTATTTGTTGTACAGCTCCTCAAAAACGCCGTCATAGTCATCGACGTTCTCCATCATATTCTGGGACCAGCCGTTCAGCTCCAGGTCGAACGGATCGAACTTGTCGTTCAGGAACTCGAGACCTGTCACGCATGCAACGAGCATGCGACGCTGAAACTTGATGGACCGCTCAACCTCAATACCGTACGTCATACGCTTGTACTCGGTCCGAATCTCCTCGATGTCCGAATAGATCGTCAGGCGCTGGCTCGAGGAAATACCCTTCTTATTCAGGCGTGAAATCTTGTTCAGCAGATCAGCCTTCTCGTCCTCGATCGTCTTGTATCCCTCGGAGGGCGTCTGAGCGGCGCCGCCAGGCTGGAACCCCTCGCCCTCTTCAGGTCCGTCCTCGTACTCGTCACCGTCCTCACCACCGTCAAACTCCTCCGGCGGCGGTGGAGGAGGGGCGGTCCGCTTTCCAGGATTCATAAACATGTCGAGGCCGTCGTCAGCGGCGGGTGGCGGGTGGGAAGGTCCAGGAGCACGCTTTGCAAATGGGCTCGGCCGGGACGGCTTGGGCTTGAGTGGAATCTTCCTCTCAGGTGGCACAATCGAAATCTCATCCAGCATCTTCGCCTCATCGTCGTTCATACTCATAGTTTGGCCTTCACCAGTCTCGAAAGAAAACTCCATGTCTAAGACTTTTAAAGAAAAGTGCTTGTTGGCTTTAACGCGGTCCGAACTTGACTTGAAAAAAATATCAACTACTTCTAAATGGCATTCAAGTTTGGAAAGATGGTGGTCCATGCACTGATCATCGGTCTCCTGCTGGCGATCCTGGTTCTCCTCGTCCAGGGCCGCGGCGGCTCTACCAGCGCGTACGAGCCGTTCCCCCTGGTCACCACGGCTGGCCCCAACGCCAAGGCCGACCCCAAGAGCATATTCGACCTGAAGATTGGCATGGACTGCGTCCCAGGCCCGTCCGAGAACTCAGCGTACTACACTCAGGGGCTGACCCCAGGTGGCCTGTGCAACTCCGGTGAGTACGTCCGTGATCAGCAGCGCGACTACGCCATCGCGAGCGGCATCGGTGGTTCCCTGCTGGAGGACAAGGATGGTGCTTACATGAATTAAGTGCTCCCTGTTGGAGAATTAAACGAGTAAAAATCTACATATAAAGTAAATGTGTGACACGGAAGTGTACACGATCCGTGTTGATTCAATCGGTGCCAGCTCCAATGCGAGCTTCATCGGTTACATGAACATCCCTTTAAGAAATGTTATCAAGGCAGAGCTCCTTTCGGCGAGCTTTCACGCCAACGCAAATACTCCTGTGACTTCATCAGGGTATTATATCAATATCAATGAACTCACATCAAAGTTCAATGACAAGACGTACCTTCAGTATTCAATTAACGGTTCAAAAGAAGGTGCGAATCCGTCTATTACCACCTCGAACGTCGGTCAGCTCGCAAGCTCTCTCGTGTTCATCCCACTCGACGATAACGCCACGTCGTCCCACCGGACGATCTTTACTACAAATTCATATTTCACCGTCGAAGTTCCATACATCGAACCGATCAGACAAATCCAGCAATTCACCGTCAACATCTACACGGCAGGTGGAGGGCAGAACGACTTTATCGGTCCCACATACTTGACATTGAGGATAACATGTTCGAAGCCTAACGTGTGTTTATACCCTGATCGTGCAGGCGTGCCTCTCATGTAAGAATAAAACTCCTAAACTCTATTAGAAATGGACTACGTCGTGTATGTAGATTCCAATAACAGGAATCAAACTTTGTATCCAAATTCAAATACGTATACTCTGTATCTGTCGACCCCAATCCGAAACATCTCGAAGGTTGAGGTCCTTTCGGCCATGTTGCCGAACGTCTTCAGTTCACAGTATCTGACTTTGGATATTAACGAGCTTCGGTCTACTCAGACGCTCGTAGCTTCAGCCCTTGTCACAACGGCAAACTCCTTGGCCGTACCAAATTCCAACGCCTTTTCGGGCGCCTTTGCTTTTGTACCTGTCAAGGCGGCCATCGCCCTCGCATCGAATACGCAAACCTTTTCAAACACGAGCTTCACCTACAACAATGAATTTTACTCTCAAAATTACAAAATTTTTACCGAGTACCCTTCCCGTATCGACAGTCTCGACCGACTGACGATTTCGTGGCGCAACGCCGGGAACGGGTCCCTGTTTTACGACTCGGTCCTCGGGCGTGACCTTGGTCGAAACATGTTTCTGCTTCGTTTTGAAACAATAATGGTACCCGATGAACCGGAAAGACCGGTGAGCCTTCCGGAGCCCGTCCCATGGGACTCTGGTGAAAAGACCAAAATATACATCATTTTTGCAATTGCTTTACTTGGCCTCATTCTCATCGTGTTTTCCAGAAAGTAAATATTAACTCTTACTAGAGATGTGCGATAGCATCACAAACGGAGGGCCCGTATTCGCCGCGGCGGCGGCCTGCTGCCCCCCAGCCAACGTCATCATCGCATCAAATGTCCTGAACACAAACGGAAACGTCCTATGTGGAAATATCATCTCAGGGGACGGGACCTTTACAGGAAACTTATACGTCGCTGGACAAATTGTGGGAAACATCTCTTTCAGTTCAATTAATATTGTAGGGACTGCGAATGTCACGACGCTTCAAGCCGGTACTGTCCAAGGAGGCATCTTCTTCGGAAACGGTTCCGGTCTCTCAAACCTGAATGCGTCAAATCTGAGCGGATCAGCAAACTTGACGAATCTTTACGTTAGTAATTCCGTCACAACAACTAACATATTTTTTAACAACGCAATTTTGCCTACAAATTTGCCAATTCTCAGCACGGCCCAGGGGACCTGGGGTTCCAGTGCCAACGTTTCACAGGTGACCGTGGATCAGTATGGTCGCGTCTCCGCAGCGGCGAATGTGGGCATCCTATCGTCACAATGGTCTACTATAAACGGTAATGTAGCTTATCAGAACGGCGTGTCCATAGGAACTCTGAGTAACCCACCCCCGGGTTCGAACCTCTATGTCTTGGGAACGGCGAACATAGACACCTTGAACGTGACGACCCTCTTTGCAAAATCTGCAATCGTTTTCGGATCTCAAACACTCAATGTTCTCGGAACATCCAACCTCAATATTGTGACGGGACAAGCGTATTACGGAAACGGGTCTGGTCTGTCGAACCTGAACGCCTCGAACCTCGCATTTGGGATTGTCAATAGCGCTCTCATCTACGGCAATACGCTTAGTAACATCAGTGCCTCAAATATTGTTGGGTCGATTCCCTCGACAGTTTTGGGGAACACACTCAGTAACCTGAACGCCTCGAACCTCGCATTTGGGGTCGTTGATAGTTCCCTCATTTATGGAAACACCCTGAGCAACATTCAAGCGTCCAACATCTCGGGACTCGTGACCGTCACGGGGAACACACTCAGTAACCTGAACGCCTCGAACCTCGCATTTGGGGTCGTTGATAGTTCCCTCATTTATGG